TGGTGTTACCAAAGCCCGTGCCCAGGAGGGCTATAAAGCCATTGCTGAGAAACTTCCTAGAGGTAAAGAACTTAGTGAGATTTATAAAGAAGAAGCAATTAATTACGGGCAAGGCATTGCTGAAGAAGCAGAGTTTAGAGGAACTGCTTCTGCTAAACGTGCTGAAGAAAGGCTTCGTGGTCGTGAGATAAGCAGTTTCAGTGGTGGTGCTGGAACAGGCAGAACATCTCTCACCAGAGGCTCAGCAGGTTTAATTTAAGTTTCCTGAACGGACCGACCAGCCCCGTCAGCGTATAAGACTGGTAGCAAGAGCCAGACTACTTTCCCCTGAGTAGCACTGTGGCTTGCGACTAACTACAAATAGAAAGGGTGGTTGCTATGAGCAACAACTACTGGGATGATGAAGACGACGACCTAGATACCGAACAGAATCTAGTTGGCGATGAACTTGTGAAGAAACTTCGCAAGGCAAAGCGAGCAGATGAAAAACGTATTAAGGAACTCACTGAGCAACTTGAAAACTTTAACAAGGAGCGTCGTGAACGTGTTGTCAAAGAAGTCCTAGAAAACAAGGGCATCAATACCAAGGCTGCTCGGATTATCTTGAAAGACCTGGATGAAGTATCAGAGGATTCTTTAAACAACTGGCTCCGTGATAATGGAGACTTGATTGGTTATGAACCACAGGTTGAAAGTAATCAACAGCAACAAAACCTTGCAACATTACGTCAACAAGACATAGTAACGCAGGGCGGTATTATGCCTGATAGAACAGATGAACTATCAATGAAACTGGACAATGCGCAAAGTGCAGATGAGTTGTTAGCGTTTCTCCGTTCTCAGTCCTAATTCCCGTTCATAGTCACTGGAGGTGACGCAAAAATGGCTGACGCATATGTCACCACAGGTTCCGCCTCTCTAGGAGGAACCGCAGGTGCAGCAGGTCTAGTCCAGAAGGCATACGACCGCCTTCTTGAGTTTGCGCTTCGCTCTGAACCACTCGTTCGTTCAGTCGCAGATAAGCGCCCTGCTCGCCAGGCAATCCCAGGTTCAACCGTTGTTCTACAACGTTATGTTGACCTAACAGCAGCAACTACCGCTCTTACGGAAGATGCTGACCCAGATGCAGTAGCAATGTCTACTCCGACATCTGTAACTATTACTCTCAATGAGTATGGTAATTCAGTACTTGTTACTCGTGCGTTGGAACTCTTCAGCCTTGCTGATGTAGACCCAGCAATCGCTAACATCATTGCTTACAACCTTGCTGATTCTATTGACAAGGTTGCAATGGCAACACTCCGCGCTGGTACCAACGTAATCTACGCAGGTTCTACCGCTACTTCTACAGCAACAATCACTGCTGCTGCAACCCTTGCTTCTTCCAACATCCGTAAGGCTGTTGCTAAGTTGCGTGCAAACAACGCTAAGGGACGTAAGGGCAACCTTTACTGGGTTGGTATTCACCCAGAAGTCTCACACGACCTCCGTGCAGAAACAGGTTCTGCTGGCTGGTTGATTCCTCATCAATACGGTGCTAACCAGAATGAAATCTGGGCAGGCGAAATTGGAAACTACGAAGGTGCATTCTTTGTTGAGACCAATCGTATGTACACAGCAACTGATGGTGCTTCATCTGCAAAGGTGTACCGCACAATCCTTTGCGGTGCTCAAGCACTTGCTGAGGCAGTGGCAGAAGAGCCACATACAGTTATCGGACCAGTAGTTGACAAGTTGATGCGTCACCGCCCAATGGGCTGGTACGGCGTACTTGGCTTTGCTCGCTACCGCGAAGAGGCTTTGTACCGCATTGAAAGCGGTTCTTCAATCGCTTCTTAGTTGATTGATTCTGTAGGGCAGGCATATTTAAAAGCCTGCCCTATGGGATGAGTTCATTAGGAGGACTTATGACTGAATATATATTTAAGACACCGACAGTCTCAGAAGGTCCTGCTGGGGGACACAGACTGTTTTACTTTTATACGCTAGAACGTGGCATCAGTATTGTCAAAGATAACGGTGTGTATGAGCAGGCTAGATATTTGTTAGATGAAGACCTAGCAAGTTTTGAAGAAGTTTATTTAGGTGGACGTAACCATATTGTTAGTGAGGCTACTAAGGCAGCCCTTATTGCTGGCGATGTGGGAGTAACAGAAAGTAATTTTACTGCGATATGAAACATTGGGAGCACCATCCCGAACCGATTGATAACTGCTTTGGCTGTAAAGCGCTAACGCTACAGATGAATGCAGGAGATGCGAAGCGGGATATTCCAGATAAGAAATGGAATGCTGAACTACAAGCATACAGAGATGCCAGAGCACAAGGTATGCAACCTAATAGCACAAATATGCGGGATATAGTTGCAGCAGAGAAAGCATCAGAGGTTTTGGGTAGACCCTATAACGGGGACTCTATGCCAAAAGCACACAAAATAAATAAGGGCGTAGCCGAAGTAATGAAAGAGATAGGTGCATAATGCCAAAGGTAGGAAACAAGAAGTTCCCATATACAGCCAAGGGTAAGAAAGCAGCCAAGGCATATGCAATGGCTGAGAAGATGGAATCTAAGGCTGAAAAGAAAATGGAAATGAAGAAGGCTGTTAAGAAGATGGCTGCCAAGAAAAAGGGGAAGAAGTAATGCCTAAAGGTAAAAAACCAAAACTGCCACCAGACTATGATGTGATTCTTCCTGGTATGGGTTACACAAAACCTACCAAGAAAAATCCGCCAAAGAAGATTACTAAAACAAATGCAAAGCCAGTACCTATGCCTAAGGGTCCTAAAACTAAGGGAAAACTAATTCCACTACCCGCTAAGAAAAAAGGTAAGAAGTGATGAAAGCAAAAAAAGGAATGGGCTTCAAAGCAGCCCAATCACAAATTGCCAAAAAGCAGGGTATCTCCAAGGAACGTGCAGGAGCAATCCTTGCGGCTGGTGCTCGGAAAGCCTCAGCAGCAGCCAAGAAAAAGAATCCCAACCTGAAGAAGGTTAAGGGTGCTATGAAGAAGGGTAAGAAGTAATGGCTAAAAGAGTTAAAATTAATAGCAACCCAAATACTAGTAAAGCACCTGGCAGACGTAATCCTACTTCAGAAGAAGAAGCCAGACAAGATTACTATGAAAATGTAGTAGCACCTAATGCACCTGCTAAGAAAAGAGGAACTATTAAAGTTTCCAGCAATCCTGCAACAGGTGTTCCAGGCAAAACTCGTATTGGACCATTAGCCCGCGGCGGTGCTGGTGGCGGTTTCTTAGAGAACTTAAAGTAATGTCATCAGGTAAATATAAACCGCACCGCGGATTTAATTCTGTTCAGATTAAGAATGGTCTAGTGGTGCGGTTAAACAAGAATGGCACAGTAAGAGCAGTGCTAGGAAAGTATGGGGAATATGGCAAGCAAAGCGGACCCAAGGCTTAAGAGGGCTGGGGTATCTGGGTTTAATAAACCTAAGAGAACACCTAACCACCCTAAGAAGTCACATATTGTTGTGGCTAAAAAGGGTAGCCAGGTAAAGACTATTCGTTTTGGTGAGCAGGGTGCTAAGACTGCTGGCAAACCAAAGGCTGGAGAGTCTGACAGAATGAAAAAGAAGCGTGCATCTTTTAAAGCACGCCATAGCAAGAACATTGCCAAAGGAAAAATGTCTGCTGCTTACTGGGCAGATAAGGTGAAGTGGTGAAAAAGGCTAAAAAGAAAACCAAGTCTAAAGTTAACGAGGCTGGTAACTACACTAAACCTGAAATGCGTAAAGCATTATTTAAAAAGATTAAGGCTGGTTCTAAGGGCGGAGACCCAGGAGAATGGTCAGCACGCAAGGCACAACTACTTGCTGTTGAGTATAAGAAAAAAGGCGGAGGGTATAAGTAATGGCACTGGCTAAGTCTCAGAAGTCATTAAAGAATTGGACTAAGCAGAAGTGGACAACTTCTGATGGTAAACCCTCTAAAGGCAAGAAAAGATATTTACCGAAAGAAGCCTGGGCAAATCTTAGTGCTGCTGAAAAGGCTGCTACGAATAAAGCAAAGGCTGCTGGTAACAAAAAAGGAAAACAGTTTGTTAAGCAACCCAAGTCAATTGCAAAGAAAACTGCGAGGTATAGATAACAATGGCAACAGGCACAGCAGGTAGTACATTTACTAGCGAACTTAATAGGTTGGCTAATGGTGGGACATATCCAACGCTAACGGCATATCAAGCACCAGTTGCTGCTGCTAATGACTATGCCAATACAACAGGACTTGCTCTATTAGGAGCACTCAACAAGAAGGCTGATGCCAATAGACAACCTGATGACTATAAAGGTTTAGGCGCAGTTTGTAATGAACTTGCTGGCACTACTGACCTTTCACCGACTGATGCTTTAAGGAGCATAAACCTATGACATATACCTTGGCTC